CTACTTTACCACCCAAGCCAGCATCTACGTATTGTTTAGTGACAGCATGTAAATTTGAAGTAGGATTAGCATTTAATGTTAAAAAACCACTCATGGTATCACCAGCTTTTAATATGTATCTAAGATCATTAGACGTTTGATTGGGTATATAAGTAGACCAATTGTTAGAATTTAAAATTTCATAGGCTACATTACCCATGCTCCACCCACCAACTTTTAATTTATTATCAGTATCTAGACCCAATCTAACAGCATATTTGGATGGTCTATGAAAACTCATATATGCAGCATTGCCGTCAATACCAGTGGTACTGGCTTGAATATCCAAACTAGCTCCAGTGGGTCCAGTATTAACCCCTATAGTCTGAGTCGTACCAGCTATATTCAAAGTTCCGCTCATGGTATCGCCAGTCTTCAACACTCGTAAACCATCAGCGGCATCAACATATGATTTACTAACCAAACCACTAGTACCACCACCAATAGCATCATCCACATATTTCTTAGGAACAGCATCAGTATCATTAAGGCCAGTGGTTGGTAATTGAGTAATTTTGCTATTACCCATGTTGATTATACCAGACATGGTACCACCATTTAGTTTCAAATAGCCTGGATTTCCTGCCAATACATTATTAACTTGTCCAGATAATGAAGCTATTCTACCATCAACATAACCCTTTCTCGTAGAATGATTGACATTAGTAGGGTCGGTAGTTGGTAAAGTCAACATACCAGTCATGGTAGATCCAGAAATACGAACATATCCAATAACACCAGTGTCAGATATAGTTGAAGATAAAGAATTTATTCTAGAATCTACATACCCCTTTCTAGCGGCATGATTATCGGTTGTAGGCATCGTCAAAGGAAGGGTCAACATACCACTCATGGTATCGCCCGTTTTTTTAACAAACCCCCCAATATAACCGAAATCACCAGTAGATGAACCTAGACAAAATTGAGATAATGTTAAGGGGTTTATAGACCTATCTGTTACTCCAGCTGGAGTGAATGATGAGGTGCCGTAATTTGCGAAATTGACAGAAATAGTTGCAACTGTAGCCATATTTCAAATTATTTATTCGAATATGTTATTTTTTTCAATCTTATATTATAAAAATCAAATATTTCTTTACTATGCAAAGCATCAACATTTTCATATTCTTCAGAATACACAACAGTATTAATATTCCAAGAACAAATCATTTTAGCACAACTAGAACATGGTAACAAAGTTACTGCTATCAAAGAACCCTCATTTCTAGGAAATAGTGAAAGAAGATTAGTTTCAGCATGAATCATGAAAGGTCTTCTAGCGTCTCTATCTTTCCAAAAAGATTCATCAACAATTTTACCACTCTTTAAACCATTATATGCAACCCCCAATACTCTATTATCATAAGACAATGCACAAGCACCAACTTTTCTAAAAGGATCTTCGGACCTCAAAGAAGCCGTTCTTGCCAATTCGAGTGCATATTCTTCCCATTTTAAACGTTGCATAAAATATTTTCAACTTCTTCCTTTAAGTAAGGGACTGTATATTTCAACCACTTGGCCTTGAAGACTAATTTAGTATCTATCATACGTTTCAACCAAAATATATTTAAAAATCTACATTTTAAACCAGTCAATCTTTCTATCATATTAGCATAAAAAGATAATTGCAAAGAGTATATAAAATACTCAGAGTTTGGTAAATGGGATACTGGATCTAATAAAAATTTATCATCATATTGATTTTCAAAATTAAATTTTAAATTTGTTTTAAAATCAAAAATATCAAAAAAATTAAAACCAAATACAACATAATCGGCTGTACCGCATATTTTTTTATTTTTATCAAAACATATCAATTCGTTATGTCCACTCTCAACATAAACCCTATCGTAGATTTCTTTAATAATAGATTCATATCTAGAATTTATAACATTCCTCGTTTTAAAATATTCTTCAACATTTTCATGAACATCGGTACCATATTTTAAACCGACATTTTTCTTATCTTCCCACAATTTAAAAACATCATCTATTGGAATCTTTCTCCTTAAAGAATATTCCAAGGCTTTCTGTTCTAAATCAAATTTTGGTTTTATAGAAGAAAGTATTGAAGAAACGGATTTATATAAATAACCATCCGAGCAACGATAAGTATGTGTATCCTTTTCTAAGGATGGGATTTTTTCCCCAATCAAGGGAAATTCTTCAACCCACATCTTACTCTTCGCTCAAAGATGTTATATCAATTCGGCTAATAGTCTTATCACCTTGATGTATAATGACTGGGACTAAAACAATCTTATATTTTTCAAGAACTTCTTCTATTTCTTGTTTAGCCTTCACCATATTATCGTTTTTAACGGATTCTGTATTTTCCATGAGATTATTATATACGAAATAATTTAAAAATCAAGTCTATTCTTCAAAAATTGGAGAGTACTCAAATTGAACATCTTCTATTTGAGGATTAGCAGAAATTGAAATTATTTCCGTATTATAATATTCGTGACAATTTTCATACGGCACAATTTGAGAACTCAATTCGAAATACCTACTCTCATGTAGATCACCTTTAACCACAGATAAACCAGCATCTATATAAAAAATGTTATTAACTGGTTTAGCATCTGAAAAAAGCCATCCTTTGATTGTAAAACTAGTATTACCTACAACAAAATATTTTTTATTACCATCTATGTCCGTTGGATACTCCACACTAACTTGCCCATTCCAAAGAACTTCAGATCTTATTTCTTCTATGAAGGGTAGATTGAATTCTTCGGGAGTTTTCCAAGATAATATTATATAAGGATTGCAAAATGGAATAAAATTAGACATTATTTGATCCAAATCCGTTTGATATTTGGTCATTATATTCATATTAACTCCTATATTCACTGGAACTGGAGTTCTGTAAAATCTAGTTAAATGAGTAGGTTGATTTTCTTTTAAACTATCTGGTCTATGAAATCCTAAATTTTTGTTAAAAACTCTACTTTCATCTCTAGAAAAACTTGTTATGTTAACGCTAACAACTGGTAAAGTTATATTTTGAGAAAAATTAACCAAATCATATATAACTCTCTGTTTCGGGGCATATACATATCTGACTTGTAATGTTTGCTTAATATCTCTATCCTCATCAAATCTTTTAATAACAACATTATTAAAAGCAGCCAAAAATTGTATTAGAAGATTTTTTATTTCAAAAAAATAAGGAGATTTTTTCATTATCGGTGTTTGAATTATTTAGACAAATCAAGCAAATACCATTTCAACTATATTATCATAAAAACAAGTTTTAGATTTAGGTTCAATGGTTCTACTGTAAATTTCAAAATCGTAAACATTATGACACAATGTTTTTATTCTATAATCCAATTTAATGGAACTCAAATTGTCCATGACGGAAAAAGCCATAGGCATTTTAAAATTTTTTATATTACCAGACACATCTAACGTGAAAGAGTAATAAAAATCATTCAAATTAAACAGAATAAGTTTACCCTCTTTAATTGTTTTACCATTACATATGAATTTAAAATTTCTATGTAAATTATTCAAAAATATATCATTATCATTATTCATAATTTGTTAAATATCCATCCAATATTTTTTCTCATTCGAACTTTTGGGTAAAATTTCTTTTATAAAATAATCCCAAAATGTTTTATTTGCTGGAATTTTTGCTATTAAATTGCAATAAGACATATTAACGCTCCTATAGTCTTGCATTAAAATATCCCAAACTATGACCAAATTATATTGATCTGGATTATAGGAGGGAGGATTAGATGTTGGTCTAAAATTTAAAGTTAAACGACCATCTAATGAATTCAAAATAGTTGGAGACGTTGTACATAACATTCTCCTATATAAAGATCTCCCAGCTATCGGATTTCTTCTTCTAAATTTAATTTCGCAAACGCTTGTTCTTAGCAGTGCTTTTAGATTCTGTCTCGATATGTACATCTTGTCTAGGTGTGGCTATTCCAAAAATTCTATGTTCATTTAAAAATTGACCATGCTCCAATTTACCGTAACCCTCAATTTCAACATTTGAAATCATTATACCTTTATTATTGGGAAATATGACATGATCTCCTTGTTTTACTAAAGATGTACCTTGCCCACAAAGAATAACCTTACCAATTCTCCAAGCTTGAGTTTCGGCGTTAATTGGAACAACGATACCGTTCCTAACAATTTCATTGGAATTGCCACCCAAATCTACAAGTTCTACCAATATAATATCGTCTAATACTTTTGATAAGTTGTAACCAATAAAAACACTATTTAAAGAATTTTGTGAAAAGCCATCTAGGTCAATTAAAGATTTTTGTGGTGTTAATGCATCTATATTCATGTTTTTTTATTTAAGATATGATATATAGAAATCAAGCTTTATCTTCATTTGTATTTTTTTTAATATATTCGATTTTTTTATACTTTGATTTTGGGATCACATTTAATAAAAACTTATACTGAGAATCGGAGTCCTTGCATAAGAAATTTTTTCTATTGACTGTTTGATTTATGATCATTGCATTGTCTGGACTGTGCATAGAAATCCATCTATTAATCAAATAAGAATTATATTTTTTATATTCCTCACAATTCAATTCAACAACATCTTTTTTAAAAAAAAGTACGTTGTTTATAAAATCAAAAATTTCCATATATCAATATTATCACGTTTTATAAACATTCCAATGATAAAATTTGTTTTCTTTAGCATTTTCCGATATAAATAATACTGTGCCAACAAATTCATCATCAGGAAGAGAGTCTACATTTGGAAGAAGCTTAATGAATTATGTAAATTCATACCTTCCAT